GTTGAGGCGGCGATCTCCACCAATAAACGGGACCTGCTTCGGCAGCATCGGTTCAGGTCAGAGCCTCGTCAGTGCTTGCTGCACCAGGTCTTGCCGCAGCTGATCAGGTCGGGGTCGGCGAGCTGGTCGACCAGGTCGCCGGTCGGCGGGCTGGGCTCGATGCCCAGCTCCTCCTCCAGCGCGCGGATCTTCGCGGGTGACGACCGGTCGTGCGTGGCGCAGCGGCCGGCGATACGGCGGAGGATCTCGTCCTTCACCGCGGCGTCCCGTCGGCCGGCTGGTGCGCCTCGGCGAGGTGCCGGTCGCGTGCGCTCTCGGCCGAGGTCCTGGTGGTGTGGTCGAGGGAGACCAGGCCCTCGCAGCCGTCGTCCGTACCCCAGCAGCGGAACACGTACCGGGGGCTGCCGTGGTCGGTGTACGGCTGCACGGCCCACCCCTGCTCGAGCCCGTGGGGGTCTGCCTTCATCTGGCGCAGCGCCTCGCGCGCGGTGTCGGCGTCGCCCTCGGTCAGCACACCGTCGACCTTGACCAGGCGTGGCGGTGGGGTCCAGCCGAGGGCGACGAGGGCGGCCGCGGTTTCGACGGGGATGCTGGCGTGGCCCATGGTGCAGGCTCCTTCTGGCACGTCTTCACGGCGGGCGAAGTGCGCGTTCTTCGGTACGCATTGCCCACACACCGGCAGCTCGGCCGACTGCTCTTCTCCCTCTTCGAGGTACCCGATCTGCCGGTACACGATGGCGTGCCCGTCAGTCATCGACGGGCTCCGGCTCGGGACCGAAGCTGACCAGCTCCATCGGTTCCAGCGGGGGCACGAGGACGGTGGCTACGCGTGCCCACATCTCAGCGAGCTTCAGGGCCTCGGTGGACCGGACGCCGTGGAACTGGGCTTGCCTGCGTTCCTCGGCCATGCGGTCGCGCTGCCAGGCGCTGTCGCTGTGCTGGCGTGCACGGGCGTCGTCTTCGTGCTTGATCGCGGTGAGGTACTCGGCCTCGGCACGGGCGGCCCAACTGAGCGCGGCCTGCCGGGCGCGGTCGTGACTGGCGGCCAGGTCATGGGCCGCGGCCGCCCCGGGTGTGATCGACACGTGTGCTCCGTTCTGGGTCATGGTCCGGCGTACCAGTCGACGGATGTGACCAGGCGTTTGACCTCGGACAGCAGCTTGTCGCCCTTGTCGTTGTTGCACTTGCGGCCGCAGGTGGGGCAGCCGTTGACGCCGTGGATCGGGGCGAGGTTGTCGGGGTCGCGTCGGGCTCCGCCGCGGGCGACGGGGACGATGTGGTCGGCGGCGTCGGCTCCGGCGTGGCCGCACATGATGCAGACGTCGGAGGCTGCGAGCAGGCGGGCGCGCATCTGCCTGAACTCGTAGCTGGTCAGCTCCTCGCGGCCGGCCATGGAGCCTCCGGGGTATGGGTACGGCCCCGCACCTGGGTGGTACGGGGCCGTTCGCGGTGGTGTTGAGCGTGTGGGTCAGACCTTGCAGAAGCCGCTGTCTTTGAGGGCCTGGTTGATCTGTTTGCCCTGGGCCTCGGTGGTCGTGACGGTCTTGTACGTGAAGCGCTGCGAGGCGAGCCAGTCGAGGCGCTGGGCGCCCTTGTTGATCGCCGAGCACTGGTTGCGCGAGGCGTCGACCGCTCTCTGCTCGTAGGTCACGACGTCGGGTTTCACGGCGGCCAGGGCCTTGAGCAGCGCGGTGCGTTCGTCGCCGGTGGGCTCGGGCGGGATGCCGGCGGCCTTCATGGCGTCGCTGTAGGCCGGGTCGGGCGTGTGGCTTGTTGAGGCTTTGGGCGTGGGCTTGCTGCCGGCGTCGGTGGTGTCGTCACTGCTGCTGCAGGCGGTGAGGGCGGCGGCGAGGATGACGGCGGCCGCGGCGGCCGTGCGGATGTGCATGGGTCCCCCAGGGGCGGGTTGGCTGAGGGGCCATCATCTGGGGCGCGCACGGGGTGTGCAGCGCTTGTGACGGGGCTGTGACTGGGTTGTGGCTCGCCGCCTGGGCGCGCACCGTTCAGGTGGTGCTGATGCCGACGAGGCGTAGGGCGCGGCTGCGGGTGGCTTTCTCGGCGCGGGCGAGGTCGGGCAGGGCGTAGAGGGGGTGGCCGTGGTCGTCGAGGCCGCAGGGGGCGAGGTGGCCGCGGCTGGCCCATTTGCGGATGGTGGCGGGGGTGACGGCGGCCGCGCCGGCGGAGACCAGGCGTCGCCAGCGTGTGGCGTGCTCGGCGGCCTGGGCGGTGGTGTAGCGCGGGGGTGCGGCGTCCATGGTCACCCCCTGTGATGCGAAAGCCCCGCTGGTGGGCGGGGCTGTTGCTCGGTGGGCACACGTGTGGCGCTGGCACGAGTGTGACGCTAGGTGGCGATCTTGTCCAGCTCGAACACGTGCGCGGTCTTCTCCTGGGTGGTGTGGAGGTGTGCGGCGGCGTGCTGGTCGTAGTCCTCGGGTGTGAGGGTGAGGCGGCAGGCGGTGCAGTGGATGTGCCATCGGCCGTCTGTGCGGGCGAGGGCGTACGCGTCGCATTGGGGGCAGGGCGCGTAGAGCGGGTGGGTGCGGGGTTCGGTGTGTGTGAGTCCGCGGAGGCGGTGGACGAGGTCGCCGAGTTGGTCGTGCAGGCCTGCGGCGGCCGGGAGGGTGAGGGTGTACGGGAGGTAGGCGGTGAGCCAGGCGCACCAGGCGGTGATGGTGCGGCCGTTGCCGGGCCAGGCCTGGTCGCAGGGCTGGGTGTGGGCGGTGCCGTGGGGGTCGCGGTGGACGGCGGGGTAGGTGTAGGCGATGTGGCCGGCCCATCCGGCGAGGAATGCGTGGATGGGGACGCTGGGGTCGGTGTCGTCGTCGGGGTCGCCGACGGGGCCGGGGTGTCCGGGGGCGAGGAGGACCAGGGCGCGGAGGTCGACGGGCACGGGTGAGTGGGCGCGGCCGGTGCCGCCGATGCGGCCCTGCCTGGGTGCGGCGCCGGGGGTGAGGAACTCGGCGGCGAGGAGCTCGGCCTGGCCGGGGAGTTCGGCGAGCCAGCCGCGGATGTCGTCGGCGCACAGCGGGCACAGGTGGTGTCCGTCGGGTGCGGTGCGGGGGCAGACGGCGCACGCGGTCACGGTGTCGTTCCTTCCTGGTCGTTCTTCGTGGTGCGTCCCCAGCGCTGTTCGACCTGGTCTTCGGTGATGGGGACCTCCCGGTACGGCTTGGCGGGGAGGGGTTCGCCGGTCTTGAGGGCCCACCATCCGGCGCAGACCATGGCGCCGAGGGGCAGGCCTCGGAAGGTGGCGACGGGGGTGTAGGCGCCGAAGGCGCTGACGGGCATGCCCTGGTGGCAGTAGAACGGCTCGGCGTCGGGCAGCTGCGCGCCGGCGCCTTCCAGCTCGGGCGAGCCCTGCCGGAAGGCGCAGTCCGCGCAGGGAGCGCGCATCACGCCGGGCGGCCGCGGTGCCCGCTCGGCGTCGCCGCACGGGTCGTCGGTGAGGCCGACGCCTGTGCAGTGGTGGCAGCGCTCGCGGTCCTGGCCGCCTTCGCTCGGGGCGATGCCTCCGACGCAGAAGGGGCACTTGAAGGGCAGGATCAGAAGGCTGTTCATGATCGTTCTTTCCGGCCCGGGGTCGGGGGCCATGTGTACTGGCGGGTAGGGGTGGTGGGGTCTCGCGCGCGCCTGCGATCGCGCGCGCGTGATCGCAGGCGCGCGCGTGCGGGAGGGCTAGTCGTGGTGGGCGAGGGTCTGGTGGATGGAGTTGCGCCAGGTGGCGCGGACGTGGTCGGGGGCGTCGCCTGTTTCGGGCCAGAGGCGGCCGTCGACGACGGCGCGGGCGCACAGGAACGCGAGCTGGCGGGCGCGGTCGTCGGTGGTGGTGAACTGTTCGGCGATGTTGACGGGGGTCAGGAAGCGCAGGGGCTCGTCGTCGGGGAGGTGGCGGGCGTCGTAGGGGCCGCCCTCGGGGTCGAGGGCGACGAGGGTGAGTTCGTGGGTGACGCCGGGGCGCCTCCGGTTGGCCGGGGGCAGGCCGGGGGTGTCGGCGAGGGAGACGGCGCCGAGGACGTACTGGAACCAGGTGGGATGCCAGCGGGGGCCGGAGAGTATCCAGGTGTCGAGGCCGGCGGGGTGGCTGTCGCGGTAGGTGTCGGGGAGGCGGCGGGCGATGCCGTGGGTGCCGACGAGCAGGTTCGCTTCGGGGGATGTGGCCATGGGGTGGGGCTCCTTCAGGGGTTGGGGGTGATGTGGTAGCCGCTGCTGCGCAGGTACATGTCGATGTAGGCGGCGAGGTGGGGTCCGGTGGCTGTGTCGGCGGTGGGGTCGGTGGTGGTCCACCAGTCCTCGACGGCGGCGGCCATGACGTCGTGGTGGGGTCTGGGGGGTGCGGGGTCGGGTGGTGTGCCGTGGCGGTCTTCGCAGCCGGCGCTGCAGGGCGCTCCGGCGAGGAGGCACAGCGGGTGACACGGCCAGAGGGTGCCGCAGGCGTCGCAGCGGCCGTCGGGGGTGCGGTCGTGGCCGTGGCGGACGCGGGCGATCGCGGCGGTGGCGCGGTCGAGGGCGCGCCGGCGGCGGGTGGCGTGCCAGCGGATGCGGCGCACGGCGGCGTCGACGACGGCGGCCAGGAGCACTGCGGCGGCCGCGAACAGCGTGACGCCGAGGATGCCGACCGCGGCGAGGAACGACAGCCAGGGGGCGTGGGGGTGGTCGGGGCAGAAGGTGCCGGGCTCGCAGGCGGTGGCGGTGGTCATCAGGGGTCCCTGGGGTCGTGGGTGGGCAGGGCGGTGATGGCGTCGAACTGGCGGCGGTCGTCCTCGGCGGCGCGGACGGCCTGCTGCAGGGCGCGCCGGTCGCGCTGCTGCTGCCGCCATTCGGCTACTTGTTCGAATGCCTTGTTGGCGAGGATGCCTGCGGCGGCGGAGATGAGGGCGAGGGCGAGGACGCCGAGGATGCCGAGGGCTCCGCCGAGGGCGGCGACGGTGATGACCTGGTGCGGGCTCATGGGGCATCGGTTCCGAAGATCGCGGCGAGTTGGGCGTTGAGGCGGGCGTCGTCGGCGGCGGCGTCGCGGATGGTCTGGTCGGCGAGGTGGGCGCCGGCGAGGCATCCGGCCTCGGTGCAGGTGGTGATGATGCGGCCTTGCGGGGCGCGGCCGTGGTGGGCGCGGAACGTTTCGGCGCGGGGGTTGTGGCGGCGGTTGTGTGCCCAGAGGTGGGGGTGGCCGGTGCCGTCGGCGCGGGAGGTGGGGCCGGTCCAGCGGGCGTGTCCGTCGCCGTAGGGCTGGACGTGCAGGGCGAGGGCCTCGGCGAGGGTCCGGGCGCGCCGCTCGCCGGGCAGGTCGAGGATGGCGCGGACTTTGTAGATGGTGGTGTTGGTGCCGGCCCCTGCGGCTTTGATCTCGGAGGCGGTGGCTCCGTCTTGGAGCATGGCGACGATGCGGGGGTAGCGGGCTGTGATGATCGCGCGCTGCTGCTCGGGCGGGAGGTCGCGGATCCCGGGTCGCGGCGGGACGGGCACCCTGTGTGCCTCGCGTGCCTGCCTGATCGACCTGCTGCTGACGCGGAGCTGCTGCTTGATCTGCTCGTAGGTGGCTCCGGGGCGGAGCATGGCGGCGATCTGCTCGGGGGTGGCGTTGGGCTTGCGGCCGGTGCGGGGGCTCATCGCTGCCACCGGACGGGGCGTACGCCGGTGGTGGCGCGGCCGGTGGCGCGTCGGGCGGCGGCTGCGCGGGCGCGGGCGGCCGCCGCGGCCCGGGCGAGGGCGACGGGGCAGGTGGCGATGTGGGGGCGGCGCAGGGTCTCGCCGGGTTCGAGGCCCGGGCGGTCCTTGGACAGCTGGCGGGTCCAGTACGTGGTGTCGCGGATGCTGACGGCCTGGTTGCCGGCCGCGTCTTCGGGCGGGTCGACGGGGATGATCTTGCGGTGCTTGGTGGTGAGGGCGTAGAGGACGCTGCGGCCGCAGTCGTCGCATCGGCCGTAGCCGGTCGTGGTGCGGCGGGGGGCGGGGCGGTCGTACACGGCGGTCGGCTCCTTTCAGCTGGTGCGGCTGTTGGTGCAGTGGGGGCACTGGGGGCAGCGGCCGGGTTTCATGAGCTCGGCTTGGGCGGCGGCGAGCATCTCGGCCAGATCCACCTCGTTGAAGCCGTGGAGGAGGTTGAGCGCGGCGGGGCTGGGGTCGTCGTGGTCCATGAGGGGTCCTTCCGGGTGGTCAGGCGGTGTCGGTGAGGTGGTGGGCGTGGTCGCCGGTCCAGCGGTGGCGGTAGGCGTGGGCGGCGGCTTGGGGGCGTTCGCGGGCGACGAGGGCGCGCCATCCGCCGGCGCCTGGCGGCGGGCCCACGCTCCCGGTGGGCGGGGTGGCGGCGGGTGGCGGTCCGGGCGGCTCCGGCTGCTGCTGTCTTGGCCTGCGGGCAGGGCTGCGGCGCGGTCTGTGTGCGTCGACGTCGGCGGGCCGTCTGCGGTCGGCGGTGTGGTCGTCGAGGAGGCGCTGTGCGCGGGCGGCGGCGGTCTGGCGGGTGTAGTCGCAGACGGGGCAGTCGGTTCCGGTGCGCCAGATCAGCCCGGACTCGCAGGCGGGGTCCTGGCAGCCTTTACGGGTGAGCGCGGGGCCCAGCAGCCAGCGGGCCAGGGAGTCGATGGCGGGCCGTCCGTCGTCCGGGCTGCCGGGGGGCCGCATGCGGGCGTAGCGGCGCTCGAGGCGGTCGTGGAGGCGTTCGGCGCTCTGTCCGTCGTTCAGCTGGGCCAGGACGGCCCCTACGAGCCGTTCCCACTCCCAGCCGGTGAGCGCCTCCAGTTCGTGCCGTACGGGCTGCAGGACGCCCCGCACGGTCGTCCAGGCGTGCGGGGTGAGGTGCAGGCCCGGGCGGCGGCCGAACGTGTCCAGGGCCAGGCCGCGTTCGTCTCGCGCGCTGGCTGGGGTAGGTCGCCTGCGGCGGATACCCCAGACGGCGGTGGGCGGGTTGTTTCCACGGTCGTTCAGTTCCTGGTCTTCCTTATACGCGAGCGCCCCGCCCCCATGATCGGGAGCCGCCCCGCCCTGAGGATCAGCAGTCGCCTGCTCCTGGTCGACGGGGTGCAGGGGGTCGTCGTGGACGGTGACGAGGTGGCGGCCGCGGTAGCCGGCGCGCCGGTCGAGGGTGATCCAGCCGGCCTCGGCGAGTTCGTCCAGGAGCTTGGAGACGGCCGCCTCGGCGAGCGCCTTGCCAGCGAGCTTCCCCGTGCGGTGACGCAGCGCCCACGCCATCTCGGCGAGGGTCAGCTGACGCTTGTCGACGACGGTGGTGTAGCGCAGCAGGAGGTAGAGGCGGTGCAGGGTGCCGCGCAGGGTGTCAGCGGCGAGCACGGGCGCGTCCACGTACCGCTCGCCGGGGCCGAGGTCGCGGCAGGTGCGTTCGGTGGTGCGGCCCGTTCCGGTGCCTTTGTGGGAGCGCTGGCGGCGGGTCAGCTCGGTGACGCCGTCCGTCGGCGCGGGCCGTGACAGGCGGCCCAGGGACTTCTCGGCCGTCGACGGCGCGAGGCCGACGTACCCGGCGATTTTGTCGACCGAGGCGGTGCACGGCCGGTTCCGGGACAGGGCCTTGACCTTGCCGTAGACCTTCAGGTCCGCGTCCGCGTACGCCTCGGCGTCCAGCACCATGCGCAGCGGGTAGCGGACCCACTGCCCGCGTGCGCGCGCGCCTGCGGCCCCGCCGCTGATGCGGCGGGGCTCGAGGGCGGCGGACACGGGCAGCTCGGTCATCGGTCAGCGGGCGCCTTGCACGAGTCGACGTGGGCGCGGGCTACGTCGCGGGCGGCGGCGGCCTGCGCGTCGTCCATCACGTCGTACGGCTCCCCTACGGGGCTCTGGCAGACGTCGCAGTACAGGCGGGTCATGAGCGGCCCCCGGCGGGCGTCGTAGACGCGTACGCCGGCAGCCGCGGCGCGGGTGGCCTCACGGCGGGTCAGACCGTCGTGTTCCATCAGGAACGCCACCAGCCGGGCCGGGACCTCGGGGCCCTTCGGCTTACGGCGGCGTGTCTTCTTCGGCACTGCTCAGCTCCTGGTCGTCGGATTCGGGGACGGTGTAGGTGGCGCCGCACGGCGCGGTACGGATACCGGGGCCGGTGTGGCGGTGGCGCTGGCCGCAGCCCCCGACGCCGTCGCAGCGGACCGTGTACTCGGTGCGGCCGGAGGTGACGATGGGATCTGCGGTGACGGCGGCCGGCCCTCCCCAGCGGGGCGGGTCGGCAGGCAGCAGCGGTAACTGCCCCTCGATGGCGGTCACATCGCCTCGCCGGGATGAGCGGGCTCGGTGCGCACCGCGCCCTCGGCGGCCTGCGACCCGGGCCGCATGCGCGGCGTGGCGAGGGTGAGCGGGCGCACGCCCCGGCGGGCGTCCCATCCGTGGATCGGCGGGCGGGAGATGAACCCGTACTGCTCGAGGTGCGTGAGGGCCTGGCGGACCAGACGGCCGGTCAGGCCCGTCCCCGAGGACAGCGAATCGACGTGCTGCGGGCCGCCCGGGGGCAGGTAGCCGGCGTCGTCCGCGTAGTGGGCGAGCAGCAGAGCGACGTGCCGGGGGTTGTGGTGCAGGCTCGACGTGATGACCATGCGCTCCCACCGGTGGCGGTCGAACGCCGCACGCGTCGGCACGCCGGCCGCGGGGGTCGGGCTGTCTTCTCTGGTGGACGTCATGCGGGTTGCTCCTTCGTGGGTGGACCGGGGCAGGTGCGGGCGTGGGTGGCGGCGATGGTCTGGGTGAGGTCGGCGACGTCGGCCGCGCCGACCGCGGTGTGCTCGCAGCCCCAGCGGCAGGTGAACGCGGCGGTGGGCAGCTGCAGCCACACCGCACGCTTGGTGTGGTAGTCGCCGAGGTCGACGTGCAGGCCGAACAGCGCGGCCGCGGGCGGCCAGGCGCCGGCCACCGGGCGTCAGTCCTCGGCGGCCGCGGCCGGGCGCGGCTCGGGCTGCGGGGTGCCGGACTGCGGGGCGAGGCTGACGAACGCGGCCAGGAGCGCCACGGTCAGCAGGAGCCAGATGCGGAACACGACGCCTCCGTACAGGGGTGGATGGGTGGTCCGGCCGCCCCTCGCGGGGTGGTGAGCGGCCGGGCGGCCGGACCGGTTCTCAGGCGCCCTCGGGCGCGGCGGGCTCGGGCCTGCGGGGAACGAGCCGGGCCGGCTGCAGCGGGCCGACGTGGACGTCCCGCACGACGAACGGGCCGGGCACGATCCGGCGCTGGGCGAGGCCCTGCCGGTAGCCGGCCGCGAGCACGGTGACGGCCTGCGCGATCGCCTCCTGCGCGGTCAGTCCCGTAGACGCCAGGACAGCCAGGTCCCGGCGCAGCGCGGGCCACTGGCGCAGGTCGATGTCCAGGCGCTGGGGCGACACCCGGCGCGGAAGCTGCGCCACCGGCTCGGCCGGCGCATCCGGCGCAGCGCCGTTCGGCTCGTCGTCGCTGTCCGGCTCAGCCGGTGGCGCATCCTGCGGCGCACCGTCCGGCTCGTCCGGGTCGCTGACCTGCGGCGCATCCGTCTCGTCCGGCGCATCGTGCGGCGCACCGTCCGGCTCGTCCTCGCGCGCGATCGCCTCCAGGTCGCGGCGCACCGTGTCCTTGCCGATCTTCAGACGGCCCGCGATCTTGCGCTGGCTCAGGCCCTGTTCGCTCAGCTGGCGCACCAGCGTGCGCCGGTCCGTGCGCGTCACTGCGCCACCTCCGAGGACTGTGCGTCCTCGGCGGCGCGCCGGGCGGCGAGCTGCTTGCGGTGCTCCTCGCGCGGGCCGATCAGGACGAACCCGAGGGCCTGGCGCAGGAGAGCGCCGTACGCGTACGCGGCGTCCGCGGTGCCCTCGGCGACCGCCCAGCACTCGGCCGCCTCGGCGTCGTCCCGCTCGCTGACGTACTCCTGCTCGCCGATCTCCTCGGCGTGCCGGCCGCAGGCGAGGCACTCCAGCAGCCGGTCATAGGCCGCCTGCAGCTTGGCCGCGTGGCTGTAGCCGTCCGCCTCGAAGGCCTCAACGCGGGCGCCGAGCTCGCCCGGGACCAGGTCGCGCTGCCCGTTGTCGCCGTCGTCCACGCCGAGGACGACGCGGTCGGGCTGCTCGCCGGCGCGCACCCGGCAGACCGCCCAAGCCGCGCCTGAGGCGTACAGCAGGGCGGCGTGCGCGTACTCGGCGCGCAGCCGGTACTTGGCCTCGGTGTGCAGGCGCTCGAGGGCGTAGAGCGCCCGGGAATGCGGGGAGCGGGTGAACGGCCTCGCCCTCCAGCCGACCGCCTGCGGGCCGGGCCGGCCGGTCACCTTCCCCTCGTGCACCACACGGCGCATCGGGTCGCTCTGTTCGCACGCCAGCTCGGCGGCGCCGGCCGCGAGCTTCCACTCACGGGCGGCGTTGGCGAGGGCGTCGACGCTGTCGGTCAGGTGCTCGAACCACGGCGCGGCGTCCGGGGCGAGGTTGTAGGTCATCGGGCGCTCCCGGCGTGGACGGGGCGGCCGTCGCGGACGATCGTCAGCCAGTGCGGGCCCGCCTCGAACCACAGCTCGTAGATGGGGCAGTCCCCGGCCTCGGAGGCGTAGCAGCCGGTCATGCCGGCCGCGTACGGCAGGGTGTCGGGCAGCGTGTGGGCGAGGAGCTGCATGCTCATCAGGCCGTCGCCGGCGTCGCCGACGATGTACGTCTCGCCGAACTGGGGGACGTCGCCGGATGCCGGGTAGTGGACGTGGACCATGTCGCCAGGGCGGCACGGGTACCAGGGTGCGGACTCCAGCGCCGTGCCGGCCGCCGTGAGCGCGCCGATCTCGCCGACCAGGTCGCGGGAGCGCTTGGCGTCCTCGGCCTGCGCCAGCGGGCTGCGCGGCTCCTCGGTACGGGGGCGGCCGTACAGGGCGGTGAACACCTTGGTGGCCAGGCCCTCGGGCGTGCCGCTCCAGGTGTTCACGCTCGTCTCGCCCGTGCCTGGCAGCTGCTCGACGACGGTGACGAGGAGGAACGCCGGCGTGGAGCCGGGGATGAGGCGCTCGATCGCCTCGGTGATGATCTCCAGTCGCGGATCGCGACGGTGTACGACGGGGCGGGGCATGGTGTCCTTCGGTGAGGTGGTGGTGGCCGGGCGGGCGGGACGGTGGTCTGGCACGTCCCGCCCGCCGGCGGTCTGGGATGGGTCAGGAACTGCGGAGGTGACGGCGTGCGGCGGCCAGGCGGGCGCGGGCCCGGGCCAGGTGGGGGGCGGCGAGCCGCTGCAGCGCGCGGAACACGGCCCTCAGCCGTATGCGCGCCGCGTAGCAGTGGTCGGCGATCGCGCCGACCACCCACACCGCAGCGACAGCCAGGGCGAGGATCAGCAGCCACTCCTCGGCGCTCATAGGTCCGCCCCCTCGGTGCGCTCGTCATAGGCGACGAGCGCGATGTCGAGGTACACCGCCTGCTCCCACCGGTCGAGGGCCTGCGGCTTCTCGCAGTCGCAGCGCAGGCCGTGCAGGGCGGCATGCAGCGCGGCGTCCGCGATCAGCGCCGGGTCGGCCAGGTCGCTCACGTCGAGGGCGACCAGGTCGTCACCGGCGCACACCGACCAGCCCGCCAGGTGCGACCACCGCACGACCAGGCCGCTCGCGCAGACGGCGTCCGGGACCAGGTCGTCGTGCCCGGGCCGCCACTCCAGCTGTAAGAACAGCTCTCTTCGTCCGTGGCGTCCGGGTTCCTTGCGCATGCCCGTATCGAGGGTGTCCGGGCGGAACTCGATCGCGGCGAGGGCGCGGCTGACGGCGTCGCCGTAGAACTGCTGCGGCAGGGTGGCCCGGGTGGCGTCGTCCACGGACAGCCGGCCGCTGTCGTGGATGCTCTGCCCGGGCCCGCCCGCCGCCCGCTCCTCGATGGCGCTCACCGCACACCGCCCGCGGCGAGCTCGGCGGCCGGCTTCTGCTCGGCGAGGCGGGCGCCGATCCAGCGGGCGGCCGCGGCGACCGAGCGCAGCGGCGAACCGCCGCGGCCGCGGCCGTCGTTGGCGTGCGCCCACCGCAGGTGCTGCCCGAACCCGAACTGCCCCTGCGGGTCGGGCACGGCGAGCGCCGTCCACACCACGCCGCCCCGCCCGCCGCGGGACTGGGTGATCTGCCCGACCACGACGTCCGCCGTGACCTGCTTGACCTTGGGCCGGGTGACGACGAAGTCGTGCCGCTCGCCGCCCCGCAGTTCGTCGCCCCAGCCGTCGCCGCCGAGCCACGGGTGACCGGCCCACAGCAGCAGGCCGGCGACCTTGCGCGGGGGCAGGCCGTAGCCGATGGCGTTGGTACTCGTCGCGGCGGTACGCGTGTCGATGCCGGTCTGCTCGCCGCTGATGACGTGCGCCGACCCGCAGGAGTGGCACACCAGACGCACGACGACCTTGTCGTATCGGGGGCCGTGGCCGCAGTTCTCGTCCGGGCAGGAGTGCCGGCGCTCAGGGTTGCCCCCGCCTCGCCGGAACTCCTCCCGCTCGGTGCGCATGCCGACGTCCCACGCGGGCCGCCTGCAGCCGGTGAAGTGTTCCGGCTGATCCCACCCGAGGTAGGTGTCCAGAGGCGAGATCACTCCAGCCCCCTGGCGGCGGCGGCCTGGTCGGCAGCGGCGAGCTCGTCACCGGCGCGGGCCACGGCGTCGAAGACGCAGGCCGCCGAGCAGTACCACCGCGGCCGGTCGTCGGCGACGCCGGCGACCTCGAGCCGCGCCCAGCCCCACATGTCGGAGGGGTCGAAGTCGTGCGCGTCGCCGCAGCGTTCCGTCGGGCACGGCGCGTGAACGTCCCGGACCTCGAGGGCCACCAGGCCCGCGAGCTTGCGGCGGGCGTCGCCCTCGACGACCAGGTGCGCGCGGCCGCCGTACGACGACATGCACTCGATCACGGCCGTGGTGGAGTCGCGCGGGCCGGGGGTGCCTACCTCGCCGGTCCAGCCCAGCGTCATCGGGAACGCGTCGAGCGGGGTGGTGCCGTGCTCGAGGGCGGCCGCGAGCTCCGCGACGGTCAGAAGGTCGGTGCCCGGGCGGCCCTCGAGGAGGCGCATCACCGCGAGGACCTTGCGGTGGTCGCCGGCCATCCGGGCGAGTTGGCGGCCACGCTCGGCGATCTCGGCCGCGTCCTCGGCGTGCGCCTGCTCGGCGGCCGCGGTCGCGATGGCCTCAGCGCGCTGCGGGTCGAACACGATGCCCGCGTCGACCTCGGCCTGCGCGAGATCGCGGGGCGTCGACGCGCCGGCCTTCATCGCCGCGGCGATGACGCCCTCAGCCGCCTTCACCGCCGGAGCCGGCGGGAGACACGCCTTGCAGTACAGGACCTGCGCGCCGGACGGGTACCGGCGGCCGCGCGGGTCCGGGCACAGCGCGGTGTCGCCAACGCCGGCGCGAGCCTGGCACATCGTGCACGCCGGGCCCTCGACCGCGGGCTCGAGGAAGGGCGAGCGCAGGGCGTACGGGACGTCGCTGCCCTGCCACGGATCGGCGTACGTCGTGCCGGCGGCCGCGGCGGCCGGCGTCTCGGGAGGCAGTGCCCCGGGGGTCTGCGATGCTGTGGTCACGGTTCTGCCACTCCAGGTGGGTTTGGGTGTGGTGTGCCGAGGGGTCGCGATCCGGGGGGCCACCCGGATGCGGCCCCGTTCTCGTGTGATCAGGCGGCCGTCTTGCGTCTCGGCTGAGGCCGGCGCTGCGGAACCGCAGCCTCGGCGGCTAGCCGCGACTGCAGGGGGACCAGGGCGCGGACGCGGTGCGCGTCCTCGGCGGACAGTGCGGGTGCGGCGTCGACGATTCGACGGATGTACGCCTGGCGCTCGTCGGCGTTCATGCCGCGTCCTGGGTCTCGTCGACCAGGTCGGCATCGTGCGCGCCGAGCGCGGTCTTGAGTGCGGCATACACCTGGGCGGATGGCTGACACTCGCCCTGCTCGATCTTGTAAATGTTCCATCGCGAGCACCCGGCGGCGGTCGCGAGATCGGTGACCTTGAGACACCTGTCCTCGCGGACGCGCCGAAGCTTCGCTCCGGAGATCCTGCGGCTCAACATGGACTCCAACGTACTCCACTTATTGGATTCCTCAACCCTTACCATGGAGTAACTTGGACACTCATTGGTGCACATTGGAGTTACCGGGCGGCACCCCTGCCGCAAACCCCAAGCTCAGGGGCCCTAGGGCAACCTTGGAACGCATTGGAGTGCGCATGTACGCTCGGCCCATGACAGCCCGAGAGCCGCGCATCCGGCTTGCGCAGTACATCGAGCGCCGCATCAGCGCATTGGCCTTGGAGTACGCCGAGGTGTGCCGACGTGCGGGCATCTCGGACGAGACGCTGAGTAAGGTCCGCAAGGGCGCAGGGGCGCGCAGCTCGACCTATACCAAGCTTGAGCACGCCCTGGGCTGGGCTCGCGGGAGCATCGCGGCCATCCTCGACGGCGGTGAGCCGACCCCCCTCGACACCCCGCCCGACCAGGCGCCCTCCACCCCTGAAGGGTCACCCCTCAGTCGGGAGCTGACGTTCGCCCAGCGCCTTCTGGCCACATTGATCCGGGAGTTGGACCTGTCACCCGAGGAGGCTGACGAGGTGTGGCGACGGGTGCGGCCGAATATTGAGGCTACTCACCGGTCACATACGGACCGAACTGTCCGGAATGAGACGGAACGACCGACCGGTTAGTTACGTTCCGGTCACGGTCCGCCCGATCTTGATGGTGTGTGACCGTTAAATTACGGACAGTGGTCCCCCATGCATGCTGTAGACACGGAGTTGGGGGACAGGAGTGTCCACTATGGGTCTGGTCGTCACAGCCATAGCCGGAGGCGCGCTGCTAGGGATCGCAGCCGCGGTCGGGCTCAGGCTGCTTGCCATCGAACGCCGATCCGAGCGGCGGGACAGAGTCGACACCGCGGTGCGCCTCCTGCTCGCGGGCGTTGAAACGTTTCGCCAGGAGTGTATGGACCGGCCGCCTGAGCCCGGCCAGGCGGCCGACGAGCCTGCCGACTCGGCGGTGGAGGTGCGGGCCAAAGCCCACCTGCGGCTCATGACGGAGCGGCCTCGATACAAGGCCCCGCGGCGGGACGGGTCACGCCCCTCACGGCCAGTTCGGTCAGCGTCGGCGCGCAGGTCCTGACGGTGGCGGGGTTTTGCGCCACTCGATCCGCTCAGCGACTGGCGGCTGTGCGCGCCCGGTGACGGGGCTGGGCACGATGCACGGCCGCCCCAGGTAGCGAGGGCTCAGGATGAGTGCGGCCGTCTCCCTCTGCGCACGGATCGGCGCGGCGTGCCAGGACTCCCAGATGTCGACGCCGGGGCGCACGATGCTCAGTACCGTCGACGGGACCGTGAGCTGACGTTCCTGCTCCTCGAGCTCGTCGACCTCGGCCTCCTTGGCCTCAAGAGAGTTGGCCAGGAGCCGCACTTCGGCGAGAGTGTTGCCCTTGGCTCCGCGGAGCTCGTCACGCTCGAGGCGCGCCTGGGCGAGCCGGGCCCTGATGTCGCGTACCGCCGCGGCGTCGCTGCCCGGCGTCTGCAGGACGGTGTAGATGTCCTCTCGGGCGAGGTATGCCAGGAGGATCCCCAGGCGGCCGGGTTCACCGATGAACAGGTCGTCGACGCCGTGCTTCCGGATCTTCATGCCGCACTGGTAGCAGCGGTACGCGGTGTATATCCAGGGGCCTTTCTTGCTCTTGAGGCTCCGCGGGGAGAGGTTCCTCTCGCAGCGGGCGCACCACAGGCTCGACGTCAGCGGGTGCAGCATCAGGCCGGCGCCGGCGGAACGCCCCGGGGCGGTGAGCCGGTGGTGCACGTCCCAGAAGAGCTCTTCGCTGACCAAGCCCTCCCACACCCCGGGGTATACGGCGCCCCGGTAGGAACGCAGCCCGGCGTAGGAGTGCCGCACCGCCATGCAGCGCAGGTGCCCGTCCGTGAAGGCGTTGCCGGAAGCGTTGCGGATTCCCTTCGCCTCGAACTCGCGCGCGATGGCCATCATGGAATGGCCGGCGGCCAGCCTCTCGAACAACAGGCGTACGACGGCGGCGCGCGGCTCGTCAGCCACCCACGTCTGCAGCTTGCCCGTGGCCGGGTCGTATACGGGCTTCAGCCCGTACGGTGCCTGACCGTGAGGCCGTCCCTTGCGCGCCTCCTTCGGGGTGGTCCGCGAGACACGGCGGTGCGTCTTGTACGACTCGTACTCACTGTCGACCGCATCGTCGATCAGGGCCTTGCGGTCGCGGCCGTTCGCGGGGTCATAGAGGCGCTCGTGGGTCGTGACCCAGATCTTGACTCCCTTCTCCTCGCACAGCTCGATGAAGGAAACCCACTCCCCCACCCGCCGCGACCCCCGGGAGGACTCCCACAGCATGAGGATGTCCGCACCGAACGCGCTGTCACGGCCCGTCGGTCCGGAACTGAGGTCGGCCACCAGCTGATCGAAGTCATCACGGCGCTTCCGCGCGTACTTGCTGGCGCTCAAGCCCTCGTCAATGTAGGGCTCGCCGAGATCCCAATCCTGCTCTTCGGCCGCGGCCTCGTTGTCGGTGCCCTGGGCCTCGATCGAGGTTCCGCCCTTGCGGTCGGATAGCCGGCGGTAGTCCCGGGCGCGCAGTCTGTCAGTGCTCACGGCACTGGTCTACCAAAGAATGGGTCCAAGAGTCTTACATCTGCCAGGAGAAGAACTCTTTAGAGGTCCAATAGCGGCGGGTAGCAGACCTCTCCGGGAGCGGGGAGGTCTGCTGACCTGGGCCGGTCCGATCGGCGGAAGACCGGCCGCGCTTCGTCTACTGGGGGCACCCGCAGTTCGCGATGCCCCAGGCCAGTGCTGCCGCCAGGCTCAGGAGCACAGCGATGTAGGCAACCGCCTTCCAATCGGTCTTACGCATCAAGGCCGGCCTCCTCGGCCAGCTGGTGCGCGCCGGCGGCGATCAGCCTGGCGACGGCGAGGGGCGCGCACAGCGTCGCGGCCGAGGACATGGGCACCGACCAGTAGGTGCGCGTCGCGGGGTCGTACGCGGTGACGTCCAGCCGCGGCACTCCGAGGTACGACTCACGGCCCAGGCAGCCGACGTCCAGCGGTTGCCACTCGCTGGCCGCCTGACGCCACGTCCTGGGCATGGAGGCCGGCACAAGGGCGTAGTACCAGCTGCCCGGGTCGCAGATGACCGGCCCGCCCTCCAGGACCTCGTCGAGGATCGCGTCCACTTCACCCGACGGGCTCCGGCCGCCGGTGATAGCGAGGATGAACCGGGCGGGGATCCGCACTGCGGAGAACAGGCCGCCCAGGGGCAGCAACGCCACCCCGTCATCTTTCCATCCCTTACGGGCGCGGTCCCGGGCCCCGGTATCGGGGAGCGTCGACAGCAGCCAGTGTTCGGCCGCCAGGCGCCGGTCCGCGGCCGTGTGCACGAGCACGCCGGCGGCGGCCTCGAGCGGGCGCAGGACGCGAGGTGTGGGCTGAAGGTTCACCGCACAGCCTCGAGTCCGCGCTGCGCGGGCATCTCGGTGACGAAGCCGAGGGCCTCGGCGAGCTGGGTGAAGAGCTTGGTGCCGTCGGCACGGGACAGGACCAGGTCGACGTGGCCGCAGTTCCGGTCCATGTCATAGAGGGCGAGCGGCACCCGGACCTCGCCGGTGACGTCCTCGCTGGAGAGCGATTCGTCGCGGCGGGTAGAGGCGTGCAATCGAGCAGGAAGGAGCATCGAAGACCCCGGTCGGTGAGTGGCTGAACGCGGAACGTCACCGTAGGGTCGGGGTCTCCTGGGAAGGGGGACAAAATGTCCCCCTGTCCCAGGCTGTCCCCCTTGTCAGGCGGTACCGACGCCGACGAGTTCGGCGAGCCGGCCAGCCTCTGAGCGCATGGCACGGGGGGCGTTGCGCCACAGGTCCGCCGCCACGGTGCGCGCGGACGGCGTGTACGCAACGGTCTCGGAGGCGATCCGGTGGGCCATCTGCATCACGTGCAGAGCGGCCGTGCGGTCACCGCGCTGCAGGTGGCCGCGCGCCACCTCCACCCACAGACGAGCTCGGCGCTCGCGGCTCGGCATGGTGTCGGGGTCGATGTCGTCGGCCAGGCCAAGGGCCTTCTGCGCCTTGCGCAGATCGGTGGCAACAGAGACGGCGTGGAAGTCCACGTTGGCCCGTCCGAAGACGGTCGACGGGTGCACGTAGGTGGCCGGCAGGCTCTTCGCGACCTGGTCGCCACGATCCCAGTACCGCCAGGCGTCACCCTCGCGTCCCTCACGGGCGACGGTGACGGCAGCGTGCAGCTGCAGCGCGCCGTAGATGCCGCGCCAGTCGTCCGGCGCGTTGTCGAGGTGCGGCCGCAGAAGGTCGGCCGCCTCCGTCACGACCCGCAGCGCCTCCTCGGGGTAGCTCGTCTCTCGCAGGATGTTGGCCATATTCCAGGCGGCGGCCGCTATGGCCGCAGGCGCATCGGCGCTCTGAGCTGCCGTCAGCGCACGGTCGGCCACCACCCAAGCGAGCTCCGCCGGCGCAATGTACGCCGTGGCCTGACCGGTCAGCCGGTACACGTCGGACAGGGCGACCAGCGCGGCGCGCCGCTCGTCGCCGTCGAGGGTCCGCACGGCTCCTTCGGCGTCACGGATCAGCTCCGGCAGCAGGGCCCCGACCTCGGTCCTGTTCCGGCCCGACGTGTGCCACAGGTGCCAGCTCTGATCCACCCGGCCCTGCAGGACCGACGCGTCCGCAGGAACGGAACTACGCGGTGCCAAGCTGCGCTGCATGACGGCCGCCCAGATGTCAGGCATGCCCGAGTGGCTGAGCCTGCCGAGCGGCACCGCTGCAGTCGGTCCGTCCTCGGCTCCCGTGATCACAGACAGGTCTGACACCTGCAGCGCCGCAGCGAGCCGCAGAAGGAGGCCGTGCTGCCTCAACTCCCGCTCGCCACTCTCGATCTTCTTCAGCCAGTCCGGGCCTCTGCCGCACAGCTCCGCGAGAGTCGCGCGCGACAGCCCGCGAGACTCCCGCAGGACCCGAATCCGTTCGCCGATAGTGAGTTCCTGTGGCAGATCCACGCGCGCCCCCTCAGGTGCCGGTGCAGTTAGCCCCAGAGTACGGCGGCCGTCAACAGACGGCGGCACGACGAAGACGCCCCCTGTACGGCCCGCGTGGGGCCGTACAGGGGGCGTCGTCATGGGTACTGGCGGCGTGTGGGGTCGAGGCCTGCGGCGAGCGGCGCCGGTAATGTGCTGCCGCCCGGGTCGGGGGCGGTGTCCTTCCGGCAGACCAGCGCGTCCGGATCCCACGCCGGCGTCTGCAGGCTGTAGCCGGCGGGGCATGACGGCCCGGGCGGGCCCTGCTCGCCGCGAGGGCCTGTCTCACCCCGGGGCCCCTGCTCGCCCGCCGGCCCCTGCTCGCCCTGCACGCCGGGCTCTCCCTGCGCACCGTCAGCACCAGGAGTCCCGGGAGCCCCGTCCCGGCCCGCCGCCCCGGGCGCGCCGGTGGGCCCGGCGGCACCCGGCTCGCCGTCCTTGCCCGGGCGTCCCGGGTCGCCCTTCGGGCCCGGGATCGGCACGGGTACCTCGGCCCGCGCCGGCAGATCCTCGACGGCGTCGGCCGGGTCCGGAGCAACAGGCGTCTGCCCCTCCCCCGACACCTGACTGCGCAGCTGCCGCACGTCCGTGGCGAGCGTGCTGACGGCCTGGCCCCGCCGGTCGGCCTCCGCGGCCAACTCGTCGGCGCGGGACGTCTCGGCGTCGATACGCGCCCAGATGATGACGACCGCTCCGGACAGAGCGATCAGCCAGCACAGCAGCGTCAGCGGCCGCCAGCGACGGGCCAGTGCCCGCTCGGTACGGGTCACGGGATTCCTCCGGGTGGGATCTGGGCGCGGAGCCGGGCGATCTCCGCTTGGTCTGCGGCCCGCAGCGCCGCCTGCTCGGCGAGCTTCGTATTCAGCTCGGTCACCTTGCGGTCGAGGCGATCACGCTCTTCCTGCAGGTCGGTGGTGAGTGAGCTGTAGGCGGTCAGGGCGGTCTCGCCCCGCTTGCCGAGGTACGTCACCACCGCGCCGACGACCGCCCCCACACCGACGAGCAGGGTCCCGAGGGTGGTCGCGTCCAAGGTGGCTCCCTACTGGTCGTGCAACAGGGTCAGGAACCGCTGCCCCCGCCCTCAGACCGCCGCAGCGCGGTGCGCAGGTCGTCGTCCCGGCGGCCGTACGCCGGCGGCTGAGCCCACCCGAGGAGCACGCCGGCCGCGGTCTTCAGCGGTCCCCAGGACAGCCGCGCGGCCAGCCACTCCAGCCCCCGGAACAGCAAGTAGTAGGCGGCGGCGAGGCCGAGCGCCACGGCGCTCGCCGCGGCGTTGCTGTCGACCGGGATCCCCAGGCGCCCGGTCCAGCTGATGACCAGGGCGGCGACGATCGGAACGAAGGTCCGCATCATCGAGACGAACAGATTGCTGGGCATGGGCCAGTCCTTTCAGGAGAGGAGGAGCTTCCAGGTGAGCGGGCCCGGGTAACCGTCGGCGTCGCCGGCGAGCGCCGGGGTGGCGCGCTGGAAGTCGCGGATGTTCAGGCGCGTGTTCTCGCTGAACAGGGGCCCGGGCGTGTAGGCCGCGCCCGCGTGGTGGCGGGCGTAGCCCTTCCGGATCAGACCGCCGTCCAGCGTGACGACGGCGGGGTTGGCCTTGCCGACGACGAACGCGGACCGGCCCGGGAATACGGGGATCGTCGACGGGGCCTTGCCGGGGAGGTGGCCGAGGAGCTGCTGCAGGCTGACCGGGCCGGGCACGCCGTCGGCGTCCTGATGCGGGGCCGTGCCCTTGTAGCCGAGGCTCACCTGGAAGTCCGAGAAATTCTCGGTGTCGGCGTCGGTCCACCGCGGCCCGGGCCCCTCGGCGTAGTGCCGGCCGAACCCGGCGGCGACGAGCGCCTTGCCGACCGCGGTGACGTGCGCGCCCTCGGCGCCGTACCCGTACGCCAGCTGGTTGATGACGACCTGATAGCGGGCGATCGTCGGCCCGCCGCCCGTGCCGCCGCCGGGCGTGCCGCCGCCGGGCGTGGTGCCGTCGGGCCGGTGCGCGCCGGCGTGCACCCACGCGTACAGCGGATCGCCCGGGCATGACGTCGCGTAGCCGTCGCGGTGGCCGAGGATCTCACTGCCGGCGGCGCCGCTCGAGCGGAACCACTGGATCGCGTCGACCAGGCCGTCGAGCATGGCGTCCGTGGGCTGCACCAGGCCGGAGTCGCCGAGCATCGCGCACACCGCATAGTGCGCCTTGTTCAGGTCCTGGCCGCCGTTCGCGCCGGTCTTGTGGTGGACGCCGCGGCCCTCGAACACGTAGCCGTGCGGGCAGACCATCGCGTTGTACGCGATGTCGCTGTAGTCCTCGCGGGTGTTGGCGAGGTGACTGGCCTGTATGTCGCGGACGTGGCCGGCGCAGGAGTCGTGCGCGTCCGCGGCCGCGAGCGACTTCGGCACGTAGGTGCCCTCGTAGTGGACTTTCGTGCCCTCCGTGCTGGCGATGTAGACCAGTGCGTAGCGGGACGGCCGCGCGCCCCAGGCCGCTCGAGTGACGAGTTTCATGAGTGTCTCCAGGGCATAGCGAAAGCCCCGGCCGACGGCTCGGGGCGGGCAGATGGGCTACGGGCTGCGGTCAGACGATCTCCTTGATGTCGACCGTGATGCTGCTGTTCACCCCCTGCACCGTGGTGTTGGTGCTGGTGGTGGCGATCAGCTTGAAGGTGTGGCTGCCGGCCGCGCTGAGGGTCCCCTCGTACACCTGGGTCACCGTGCCCCGATCCCCGGCTCCGCTCGCGTTGAAGGTGACCAGCGGGCTCTGTGAGACGCCGTCGATCTGCAGTCGTCCCGTCGACGACGTCGCGGGCGCGCCGGTTGCGACGAAGTCCCAGACACCGACCACCTTGTAGTCGGCGGCGGTTTCCGTGGTCATGGTGACCGTGGCGCTCGGCACGTCTGCGTTCGACTGTGAGGCGGCGACGGTGCTGGATCCGATCGCTCCGTCAGTTTTGGTGCGCAGCCTGTTGGTGCGTCCGGCGGTGAGCCGTTCGCCGGCGGCGTAGGCCATGGGTCCTCCTCAGAGTGCGAGATGCGCGGGGTCGGCGAGTGCGACGACTGTCCCGGCCGTCTGGGCTTTGGTGATGCCGTTGACGGCCCGGGCGACGGTGAGGGTCTGCGGGTTGAGGACCTCGAGTGCGTCGTATCTCACCGACGGGTTGACGTTGGTGTTGGCGGCCGCGGTGATGGACCGGCAGCCCACGAAGTTCGACGTGGTGAGCGCGGTGTCGGTGGCGGTGATCTGCCAGTCGGGCTCGGCCGCGGTCAGCGCCCAGACCTTTGCCCGGATCGTGCTGCCGGCGATCTGCAGCCGCACCCGCACGAACGTCCCGGGCACGTGGGTGATGCCGGTGGCGTAGGTGCCGAGCGTCGTCTCCGACGAGACGGCGCGTTTCTGCAGGGCCAGGTTGATGGCGTTGCCCGTCGTGAACTCGAGCCGAGCGTGGTACAGGTTGGAGCTGTCGATGTAGCGGCCGACCGGGCCGCCGTAGATGGATCCGCCGGTGGCCGTCGCGGACGTGGTGACGTTCACGACGACGTCGACGTCCGGATAGGTGTGGTCGAGGCCGCACCTTCGGGAGACGTCGGCGGTGCCGCACAGGTGCGCGCCGTAGCCGGAGCCCACGGAGAAATCCGATGCTCCGGCGCCGCCGACGACAGTCCATGCCTGGCCGCTGTCGGCGCTGCCCCAGCCGCCGGACACTGTGCGGCCGAACGCGTCGAGCGCCCAGCTGGCGATCGCGCTGACCCGCATCACCTCTCCGCCGGCCCGGATGTCCAGCGGTAGCTGGACGGGGTCGAGCGTCCAGCGCGGCGCGTCGAGCGGAGTCGTCGCCACGACCAGCGAGGTGGCGCTGCTGGTGAGGGCGGCGACCAGCTCGGAGCCGTCGGTGTCCAACCGGTACGGCGCGATCCCGGTGAACGACACGTCGTCGATGTGGGCGGCGTCCTCGCCGGACGTCGACGAGTTGTCTTTGGCGTACCGGAAGGTGACCGTCGAGGCGCCGGTGACGTCGACGATGGCCTGCGTCCACGGGGTGGTGCCCTGCGCGAGGAGCACCTGGGTGCTGTCGACGAGGACGATCAGCCGGTCGCCGGCGAACCCGGGGCCGGCGGCCTCGCTGCTCGTCCAGTACCAGAACCGCAGCTCGGTCGACCCGGCCGGGACGGTGACGATCCAGTCGGAGGTCTGGTTGTTGCTGATCGCGCCGGAGCGCAGCGACCACGTGCCGGAGTTGAAGTGCGCCTGCGACCGGGCCCAGGAGGCGTTGCCGCCGTTCGTTGCGGTGACCTCCAGCGTGCTGTCCTGGAAGTCCTCGTAGACGGCGAGGGCGGCGACGTTCCACGGGTCGGCCGGGGTGCAGGTGAAGTACACGTCCCACGCGTACTGGTCGAAGCTTTCGGTGTAGCCCTGGACGAGGAGGTTGATGTCGCCGGGCGGGAGGTCTGCGGGCGGGTTGGTGATGCGGATCAGGTCGCCCTGGTCGACCTGCATGACGGCGTCGATCAGGTGAGGGGCCGCGGCCAGGTCGACGTGGACGACCGGGTAGCGGGGCGCGTCCCAGGTACCGAGGTGCATCCGCCAGCCCGCGATGTTCTCGGCCTGGCTGTCTTCCGCCAGGGACAGTTGCACGCTGGCGTCATAGCGGCCCACGCCGTCGGGCGGCGACTGCACCGACAGCGGGCCTTCGTCGAGGACGGCGCGCGCCGAGCTCCCGTCGATGCGCTGCACGGTGACGTCGTTGACCACGCCGGCGTCGTCGTCGACGGGCTCCAGCGGCGGCGCGACCTCACCGCTGGCGGTGTAGTCCAGGACGAGCGCCGGCTGCTGGTTGTAGAGGGTGCCGCGGCCGCGGTAGCGCAGGGCGAGCCGGGCCCGGTGCTCGAGGAGGATCCCGCCGTCCGAGCTCGCGCACTCGGCGAGCAGGTCGAGCAGGGTCTGCATGCGCTGGGCCCCCATGAGCTCCTGGTCGGCGATGATCCCGCGCACGGAGAGCGGGACGGTCTCCTCTTTGGCCAGGCGCAGCGCGCGTCGCCCTGCGAGCTCGGGCGTCCACCCGTCGAGCGCCGAGTTGAAGGGGCTGTTGCCGAACGGGTCGGTGATGTCGACGGTGCTGTAGACGGTGACGTGGCCGAGGGCCAGGCCGTCGAGCTCGGAGGCGTAACCGCCCGACGGAGAGCCGACCGAGGTGACGCGTCCCGCGGTGCCGGACAGGGTGTTGCTGACCTGCTCGGCGCTGCCGTGGATGTCCGTCCACTGGACGGTCCAGGTGACGGTTCCGCCCGACTCGGAGACGAAGAAGCTCCCGAGCATCCACGTGTTGAAGATGTCGTTGTCGGTGGAGATGGTCGTACTGACGACCGTGGCGCCGTCGGCGTCCGTGCCGATGACCTTGGACTGGCTGTCCTTGGACTGCACCTGCCACTCGCGCACGGTGCCCGTGGTGCTGATCCTCATGAACGTGCGCAGCGTGGCCGGGAGGCTGTCCAGGCGGTAGGCCCAGTAGACGCTCCAGCTGCTGCTCGCCGTGGCCGGAGCGGGCACCACGCCGCTCATGACGACCGGGTTGACGCCGCTGTTGGACGCCCAGACCGGCAGCGCGTCGGAGGAGATCAGGCTGTCGTTGCCGGCCCACGTGACGTTGGTCAGGGACATCGGCCGCACACCGGGGATCGGCGAGGCGGCCTGGGTGGACTGCGCGCCGTCCTCCATCGGCCAGTACGCCAGCGGCGACGGCCACAGGGGGTTGCTGGCGGGGATGCGGCGGCGCAGCGCGGACTGCAGGGGGCTGGCTCCCTGGCCGTAGCGGCGCAGGACGCCGGAGGCTTCGACCGCCATCCAGCGGTCGTTGCCGGAGACGTCCCAGCGCGGCGGCCAGGAGCTGATCTCGGCGACGATCCGGTCGTCGCGCTTGCGGACGTCGGCGGTGCCGTTGACGGTCCAGGTCAGGCCCGTGCTGTCGACGAAGGACGTGGCGCCGTCGGCCAGGCCCCGGAAGTCGGCGTCGGCGACGAGCGTGCCGTCGATGCCGCTGCGGACCTGGAACCGGGTGCAGGTGCCGGTGAACGGGTGCCGGGGCGGGGTCACGGTGGGGTCGGTGACGCCGATCGTGACGGGGGTGCTGGTGGTCGACTGGATTGCCGTGGTGCCCGAGCCGACGATGTCCCCGTACAGCTGCGTCCAGGGGCCGTCGATCGTCTCGGCCTGGTAGAAGCGGATGGTGTGCCCGCTGGCCCCGTTGTCGACGTCGAGGGTGACGCGTACGGCCGCGCCCGCGAACCGCTCGATGACTCCGACGGCGTTGAACTGGACGGCACTGGCGTTGATCCAGTCGAAGATGAGGAGGCCGGCGTAGTAGCGCAGGCCCCAGGACCGGGTGGCCGCGGACGTTCCCCACTTGCCGAAGAGGGTGGTGTTCTCGGCGACGTCGGTCATGTCGGCGTCGAACTCGAACCGCAGGTCGATGTCGCCGGTGATGTTCAGCGCGGCGGCGTGCGGCGTGGACACGTACCCGGAGGCGTCGCCGTCGAGCTCGAGGTGCGCCTGCTCGGCGGGCAGGTGGACGCGGACTTCGGTGTTGCGGCCGATCAGGCCGAACAGGTCGGACAGAGGGTTGCCGGTGCTGTAGCGGCCCATGACGTCCGGGTTGACGTTGGAGCGGCCGTTGTTCAGCAGCAGCTTCAGCTTGCCGGGGTCGGTGCGGGCGCCCTCGTCGGGCCGGCCGCGGGTGATGGTCATGATGTCGCGGGTGAGGACGTCCGCGGTGATGTCCTGCCACAGGCCATCGATCTTGAGGTCGACCTGGATGTCGAGCGGGGTGGTGGGGAACGTCACCGCGGAGCCTCCTCCCTGTCAGTGCCCGAAGGCGGTTTGCGCTGAGCCGCGGCCGTCGACGCGGACGATCTTCCGGAACAGGCGTTTCAGTTCCTCGTCCGCTCCCCGCACGTCGATGATGACGAGGGGGATCGTGCCGCTCCCGGCGGCGTTGCCCAGGGCGGGCGCCATGCCCGCTGTGAGCGGGGCCGGGACGGAGTCCGGGGCGACGCCGGGGAGGCCGTCCAGGACGGACCGCAGGGACGGGATGCGGCTGGTGATGCCGTCCTCGAAGCCGGCGACGAGCGCCTCACCGGAGTAGGAGGTGTAGCCGGTGCCGGAGAACGGGCCTTCCTTGGCCGGGCTGAACGGGAAGAAGTCGCGGGCCGCGGAGACGACGCTGCTGGCGGCGTTCTTGACCTGACTGATCTTGGCCATGATCCCGTTGATGAAGCCCTGGATCAGGGACGCGCCGGCGTTCCACAGGGTGGAGCCGATGCCGCCGAGCGCCGACCGTGCGCGCCCGGGCAGGCCGCGCACCCAGTTCACCAGGGACACCGCCTTCTGCACGGCGGCGTCCCGCATCCGCCCGAAGTACCCGGCGACCATGCCCGGGATGGACGCCAGGCCCCTGACCCAGCCGACGGTGGCGGTCACCGCCGCGCGGACGGCTGTGGAGACCCAGCCCCACACGATGCCGGTGTACCGCTGCACGGTGGACCACTTGGCGATGATGAGCGCCGTCAGCCCGATGATGATGGCGATGACCCAGCCGACCGGGCCCATGGCGATCAGCCACTGTGCGGCCATGACCGCGGCCCAGGCGACGGCCCGGGCGGCCATGAGGAGGAACTGCCCGGCGGCCACCACGCCGGCCCGGATGACCGCGAGGATCCACGTACCGATCGACATCAGCGCCGACCCGGTCCACGCGGCCGCCGTCGTTGCCGCCGAGGCGACCGCGCCGACCGCGATCCGCGCGTAGGCGGCGAGACCGATGGCGTTCATCCGGATCCATGTCGCGGTCACGCTCCAGCCGGACCATGAGATCACCGCGTTGGCGCCGGCCACGACGGAGGCGATCGCCGAGTACGCCATCATCGCGCCCTTGACGACCAGGACCGTGGCCGCCAGACCGGCGAGGGTGTAGGCCAGCGGTTCGAACACCGTCTTGTTCTGCATGGCGAACTTGATGAACTCGCCGGACACCTCGGTCAGCTGACTCATGGCCTTGCGGTGGAACTGCTCCAGGGCCACCGCGGCGTTGTCGTTGAGCGCGTCGCCGCTGCGTTTGGCGGCGCCGCCGAAGTCGTCCATCGACCCCGACGCGCCCTTCAGGCTGGACAGGAACGCGGGGATCTCCTGAACGTTCATGTCCTCGAGCGGCGTGCCGAACAGACCGATGGCGGCGTTGGCCTGCTTGGCCGGGTCCTTGATCCCGAGCAGCCCGTCAATGATCTTCTGTGTGGCGCCCTGCGCGGACGTCCCTCCCGCGAGGATGGCGTTCGCCATCTCGTGGGCGTCCAGGCCGATCGTTTTGTACGCCGCCGTCGACCCGGCCGACATGTCCGTCGAGCGGATCGTGAACTCCTTGATGGCGTCGCCGGCCTTGTCGATGCCGAACGTGCCCTTGGCCGAGGCGTCGACGAGCATCGAAAACGCCTGCTCGCCGCTGTAGCCGAGGGTGTTGAAGAACTGGCTGTACTCGTCGGACGCGTCGAGGACGTCCTCGCGCAGCGACGCCGGCACCTTCTGCGACGCGGCCGTGATCAGGTCGAAAGCCTGCGTGGCGTTCGACGCCAGGCCGGAGTTGATGAGCGTGCCGACGCTCTGCACGGCCCGGTCGACCTCGACGTCGAAGGTGCTGGCGAAGTTCAGCGCCTTCTGCGTCGCGTCTTCCAGGTCGGCGCTGGACGCCGTCGACATGCCCTTGATGGACGACATGACGGAGCCGACCGCCGTGTTGACCTGCTCCATCGACTCGCCGTACGCGTCGGCGTACAGGTCGCCGGCCACGCCGCCGATGCGGGCCGACTCCTCCTTCGTGAGACCCAGCTGGGCGGCCAGCTTGCTGTTGGCCTGGTCGATGCTGATGCCCTGCACCAGGCTCGCCCCGAGAGAGACGCCGGCCATGGCGCCGATGCCGGTGGCGATCTGATCGAAGCGCTCCCTCGCCGAGGACAGGCCCTGCTCGGTGCGGTCCCGCGCGACCAGGTTGAACACCAGCGACGTATCGCTCATAGCCGCCGACCCCCTCTTCCTGCCGAGGGGTCAGCGGCCCCTGCTCTTGCTCTTGAGTTTTTCAGCGGCCTCTTGCTGGGCTTTCTCGTAGGCGTCGAGCCAACCCAGGGCAGCGTCTTCCTGTTCGACCGTCATCAACTGCCACTCCCACGGGCGGATGCCCAACAGGTGCGCGGCGTCGCCCAGCCGCTTCAGACGGCGACGGGCGGCTGCGCTTTTCCCTCTTCGTCGGGGTCCTCGAAGGCCTCGGCGATCTGCTCGTCGAGGCGGGCGAGGACCGCTGCCCGCATGTCCGCCGGCACGCTGTCAGCGGCCGCCTCACGCATCTGCTGCAGCTCGCCTTTGGAGTACGCCAGTTCCAGCTCGTCCCAGGCGTAGTCGACGTCGTCGAACTTCAGCGTGGGGTGAGCGCGCTTGAGAAAGGTGTAGAGCAGGGCCCGGCGGCACAGGCTGCTGCCCTCGACGACCTTCTTGGTGAACTCCGCCCAGGTGCTGCCGGTCAGGCGCTCGATGTTCTCCCGCTCGGCCGACATGAGCTTGCGCGGGTTGTACTTCCAGCGCTGCGGCTCCTCGTCGCCCTCCGGGCTGTAGACCAGGTACACGCTCGTCCTATCCGGCCCGGGCCGCGAGGCGGCGGGCCATGTTCTCCATGGCCGCCTCGACGGCCTGCTTGTAGACGCCCTCACGGCCCTCGAAGGACCGGTCGAACCAGTCGACCTTGCCGTGCTGCTGCACCCACACCTCGCGGTTACCGAAGAGGGGGTGCCGCCACCCGCCCGCCCGGTTGGTGCGCTTGGGGGCGTTGACGAAACCGCGCACGTTGCGGGTCTTGAAGGCCTTCACACGGGCGCCCGACCAGCGGCCGCCCAGCTTCACCTCGGGCCGGATCTTCCGGGCGATCGACGAGCGCAGCGCGGGGCCGGTACGCAGGCCCCCGGAGCCCATTCCCATGATCGAACTCTTCGCCTCGGCGGCGCCCGGCTTGAGGGCCTCGCGCATGTTCTTCGCGAGATCCCTCCGGAGCTCTTTGCCGTCGGCCTCGGCGCGGATCGCGCGGGTCAGCGCGGCCAGTCCCTCGTGGGTGTCGACGCCCAGGGCGAACGGCGGCCCCCCGCCGGCCATCAGGCCGTCGTCCGGGTGACGGCCCCGGACGTCGGGTAGGTGACGCCCACGCTGGCCTCGTCGCCGACGCTGCCCTGAATGGGGTTCCAGCCCTTGATGAGGACGTTCCCGCTGTAGGCCGGGTTCGACGTGGTGGTGGTGGAGTTGTCGAGCTTGGCGATGAACGGGACGACCTGGCCGAGGAGCGGCCACATGATCGAGTCGAGTTCGGTGGCGGCGACGTCCTGCAGGAACTCCAGCCCGAGCTCACCGGACTTGAGGCCGCCGAGGACTTCCTTCCAGCCCAGGCTGGCGTACGTGGTGACGTCCTTCTCCTCGACCTCGACCGACAGCTCGATCTTGCGGGCGTGGTCGGACAGGTCGTTGGAGTTGAGGTTCAGGTATGCGGCGAGCAGCACCATGTGCGGCATCGGGTCTCCCTCGGGGGTGGCGGGTGCGGCGTCAGCGGATGCCGAGCGCCACGACGAACAGGAAGCTGGGGCCGGATCCGGTGATGGTCCAGGTAGGCCGGTACCAGGTGTCGGTGCGGGCGGTGCCGTCGGTGCGCAGGATCTGCCCGCCGCGGGCGGCCGCCGCGTCGAAGGACAGCACCGTCTCCGGTGTGTCCTCGAAGGCCTCCTCCGTGTCGGACTCGATCTCGACGGTGATGGTCGGCGCGCTGCCCCCGGCGACGCTGAGGACGTGCAGGGACGCGTACAGGCGCTTGCCCGCGGCGATCGCGCCGAGCTGCTGCGCGGTGCCCTCGCCGCTGCTGCTGCGGGCCGTGCCCGGCGGGTGGGCGAACACGCCCCGCACCAGCGGCCAGGTGCTCTTGGCTGTGCCCGTCCAGGGGGCGACCTCGCCGACGGCGTCGCCCAGCTTGTAGTCCGAGCGCAGCGCCTTCATGAAGTACGCCAGGTCTCCGACCGCACAGTCGTCGGGGCCGGCCGACCACGCCCCGACTGCGGCGAACTGGGCCCAGGAGGCGTCGTCGACCATGCCGGAGTCGCCGGCCTGCCACTGTCCCTCGCCCGCCAGCTCGGCCGAGGCGAGGCCGCCGAGGACCTCCTTGTAGCCGCCGGAGTAGTAGTTGGTCCGGTCCTTCTCCTCGACCTCCGCCGAGATCTCGATCTTGTTGCTGTCGCCGGTGAGGTCGGCGCCGCCGGCGAACAGGCGGGCGTCCAGCAGGACGAACGAAGACATCAGCCTCTCCCGATGACGTGGATGATCAGTTCAGCTCCCACGTACTGGGTGCCGTTGTGCTCGTACCAGCGGTAGCCCTGCACTCGGCGGACGTGCAGGTCGTCGGCGGCCCCGTCCAGGGCCATCTCTCCGCGGCCGCCGCGGGCCGCTTCGATGGCCGTCTTCAGCGAGCTCGGCCCGGAGCCGGACAGCAGCGCGTCGAGGATCTCCTGGGCGCTCTTGTCGTCGGCTCGGCCGACCAGGACGCGGGCGGTGAAGTCGGCGGCGTCCATGCCGCGCCGGTAGGCCTTGTCGTACTCGACGTCGAACTCTGCGACGAAGAAGCACGGGGCGGTCACGCCGTCGGGCACGTAGCCGGTGCAGACAAGCGCGGGTGCTCCGGTGGGCATCACGACGTTCGAGGCGGCGGCCGCGATCCGCTCGCGTACGACGGAGAACTGCATGAGCGTCCCCTCTCAGGCCAGGCCGGTCAGGATGTAGCCCTTGATCAGCTCGTAGACGTCCGGGTCCGTGCGGGACAGACGGATAACGCCCCACTCCGAGGAGCCCAGGACGCCCTCGGGGGAGTCCTTCCGCTTGAACAGGCGCATGGCCAGGATCGACGTCGCCTCCACCACGTTGTCCGGGTAGGCCGGCCACCCCCAGCGGGTCGTCGCCCGCACGCGCCAGCCCGCGCCCAGCGGCCAGGAGCCACCGATCCGCAGCAGCGAGGTGACGGGCTCGCCCCGGTCGAGGGCGTCGGTGGGTTCCGCCTCCACCTGGCTGGTGATGTCCGACCACGATCCGCCGCGTCCGACCTCGACGACCAGGCCGTCGAGGTCGCCGATGTCCGGCACCAGGAGGTGGGCGCCGTCCTCGTCGGTCACCACGCGGCGCAGCGGGTTGATGGTCCGCGCGACCGGGCCGGCGTCGAGCCAGAACCGGCGGCCGCACGTCTTGTCGATGCTGCGGGAAGCGGCCGCCAGCTTGCTGGCGAGGAGGCTGTCACGGTCCGAGTCGGTGATCGTGAACGCGTCCTTCAGATCGGCGACGCTGGCGTACACGGGCACCGACGTGACGAACACGACGATCTCGACCTCGACCGGGTCGCCGCTCGCCGTGCCCGCCAGGGTGGCCGTGTAGGACGCCTGGGCCTGCGACGTCGACACCTGCCACACGTACGTATACGTGGTGCCGTTGACGCCGAGGCCTGCGCTGGTGGGCCCGACGACGGCCGCCCCGCCGGCGGTCGGGGCGATCGTCACCGTCGGATCGGTGAGGACCGCCCCGGCTGCGAAGACCAGGGCCACGTTCTCGCCGGCGGCCGCCGTGATCACGTACTCACCGCCGCTCGCATCGCGCGGGCCACGCCCTCCTCGAGGGAGACCTTCGGCCGGTAGATCTCGAAGAACCGGTCCGGGTCGCCCACGCGGTAGGCGACGCCCGTCGGCGCGTGCGGCAGGTACTCCGCCCGGACGTCGTGGCCGGCTTCCGCGAGGATCATGCGGGCCAGGCCACGCATCGACTCGCCTCGCCCGGTGCACAGGTTGACCGGCTCGCGTACGTCGGCGTCGACGACGGCGAGCGCGCCGGCGACGACGTCGTCGATGTGGATCCAGTCGCGGACCTGGCGGCCGTCGCCCCAGACGGTGAACGGGTCTTCCCGCCGGCGGGCCCGGCCGACGAACGCGCCGAAGGGCCAGTCCTCGCCCTGATCCTCGCCGTACCCGGAGAACGGCCGGACGACGTGCACGGCCAGGCCCTCGGCGGCGGCCGCGGCCGCCATCTTCTCGCCGGTCAGCTTCGTCCACCCGTACCCGGCGTCCGGCATGATCCCGTGCGGCGAGTCGGTGTTCGTCTCGTGCAGCCGCCACTGCTCGCTGCCGTCCTGGAAGCCGACGGGGTAGACGGCCGAGCTGGACAGGTAGAGCACCCGGCTCTGCCCGGTGCGCAGCGCCCACTCGAACATCGCAGAATCCAGCTGCAGGTTGTACGCCATGGTCGCCGGACGGCCGTCGATCGCGGCCCGATGCGGGGCGCGGGCGGCGGCGTGCACGACCAGGTCGAACACGCGGTCCCCTCGCCGGAACACGTCGAGCGCGTCGACGGGATGCCCGGGGTTGGCGAGGTCGCAGCCGACGACGTCCCAGCCGCGCTCGCGCAGCGTGCGGGTCATGTGCCGGCCGACGAACCCCCAGCCGCCGGTGACGAGCGCGGTTCTCATCGAGCCCCCCAGATTCCGAAGCAGTAGGGCAGGCCGATGGGGCGGAAGTCGACGGCGGTGTAGACGTGCTGCCCCCACCCGGCGGCGGCAAGCATGTCCTCGACGTCCGCGCGCGACCAGGCCCAGTAGTGCTCGGGGTTGTCGTCGCTCCAGGCGTCGACCGGCGTGGACAGCACCAGTTGGCGCGCCCGCGTGCGGATGCCCGCCAGGGCGGCGTCCGGATCGTCGAGGTGCTCGAGCGTCTCCGAGCAGACGAACAGGTCGACGTCGTGCGGCAGCTCGGTCAGCGTCTTGTCGATCGGCCCCTGGAACTCGTAGCCGGGGGCGAGGTCGCCGTAGAACTTGCGGCGCGCCGGGACCTGGCCGAGGACGTAGCCGTCTCCGCACGACAGGTCGGCCGCAGACTCCACGGCTTTGTCGCGCACCAGCCAGCGCGCGACCTGCACCGTGACGTTCACCCGGAGGTGGTGATCCGGCCAGCGGGAGTGGTCGTGCGGCGTGCGGTAGAGCGACTGCAGCTGCTCGGGGCTGTAGGCCGGGCGCAGCCTGCGGCGCGTCACGTGCTCACCTCCCTGCGGGCCTGGCGCACGGCGAGGACGTCGCGGTCCCGGTGGGTGGCCCAATAGGCGGCGTACGCGGCCCCGTCCCGCTCGTACATGGCGGCCTGGTTGACGCGGCGGTGGCCGTCGTCCCAGTCGGCCTTGCCGGCCATCGGGTGCAGGTGCTCGATGACGACGTTCGGCAGGTAACTGAGACAGCCCGCGGCCGCGCCGAGGTCGCGCCAGTAGTTGTCCACGTACAGGTGCGTGAGCTCCGGCGGGGCCATGTGCCCCAGCGCCCGCACCACATGGGCGGAGACGGCGCACTGGGTGGGCAGATTGGCGCCCTGCAGGAGGTCGTTGCCGTACACGATGCCGGGCAGCGCGGTGAGGGCATCGAGGTAGGCGCGGTCCCAGCCCTTGGTGCGGGGCCGGTGGTCGTCGCCCATGAACCCGATCGCCTCGGGCCGCACCGCCTCGTGTGACACGAGGAGCTTGCGGGCGGCGTGGTTGAGGGCGGAGACCATCGTGCCGGCGGGCTGGGAGTCCATCGTGACCCTGCCGTGCCCGACCAGCTGCTCGGCCACGGCGTCCGTGTACGCCTGATGCTGCGGATCGTCCTCGTCGACGGCGAACAGCAGCCAGGTGCGCTCGCTGCAGGTGTCGCGGAAGGCCTCGGCGAGCTCGGCCACGGTGTGCGGCCGGCCGCGTGAGGGGACGACGACGGCGAGGCTATCCATGGGCGGCCGCCGCTTCCGCAGGCTCGCCGTCCGGGGCCGCCTGGTGGGCGGGCACGGGTGCGTCGGCGGGCGGGATGTAGTCCTCCTCACCCACCCACATCTGCTTATGGTGGGTGGTCTTGACCCCGGTGTGCACGAACACGGGGACCTGCAGCGTCGACAGCCGCCAGCAGAACGACAGATCCTCCGACACCCAGCGTCCGTCGGGGTACTTGACCCGGTCGAACCAGACGTCGCCGTGCTCGGCGCGGATCTTCTCGGCCGCGGTGCGGTGGATCAGCAGGCACGCGGCGCCGGTGCCGGCGACCTGCAGCACGGTGTTCTTCGGGTAGTGCCAGCGCGTCGAGAACCCGACGCGGCCCTGAGCGTCGTGGGCGGGCATGTAGATGGTCGGGGCCGGCCGCAGACGGCGGCCGCCCATGCCGTCATAGGCGAGTTCCTGCACGCCGAAGCACAAGCCGCCGATGACGGGCCGCTCGACGGGGTCGGCGGCCGCCAGGAGCCGGTCCACGGTGTCAGGTGCGAAGCCCATGTCTGTATCGATGAACCACAGCCACTCGTGCGGCGTCTCGTCGAGCCACTGCCGGGTGATCTTGTTGCGGGCCTCGACGATCCCGCCGGTCGAGCAGGCCATCATGAACGGCCCGCCGGTGCCGACCAGGCGCCCGTCGTGGACTTGGTCCCACACGGTCAGCCGCATCACGGACTCGTGGAAACTGTGCGACACGTTGTGCGGGTGCAGGTAGGCCATCTGCACCAGGCCGTCGCCACTCGGGGGCTGGACGGTCTCAGTCACTGCTGCCGCCCTTCGTGCCGTCGTCGCCCTTGCCGGCGGCCGGCTTGGTGCTGGCGGGCTTGCCGGCGGTGGACTTGCGGGCGGTGGTGCGCTTCTCGCCCGGGGCGGCGGTCGCCCGCTCGACGACGGGCGCCGAGGACAGCTCAGCGTCCGGCATCTCGTCGCCGAACAGGTCGGGCCGCTCGAGGACGAGGGGGTGGTCGTCGTCGGCGGACTTGCCGCGGGTGAGCTGGGTGGTGCCTTGCGACCAGGCCACGTTGCCGGTCACCAGGGAGTACTTCACGGGGGTCTCCTCTCACGCTGGAGATATGGGGATCCGGGCCGCGGCGCAGCGTGAGTACGCCGCGGCCCGGAGAGTGGGGACCGAGCGGTTATGCGCTGCGGTCGGTGAGCAGCCGGAACGCGTTGTCGTTGACGACGTCGGCGCCGACGCGGGCCCAGGCGAACCATCCGCGCTGGCCGGTGGGCCGGTTGTTCGTGACGTCGAAGAGCATCGGCAGGAACTCGACCTGCATGCCCGCGCGCTGGGCCACCAGGTAGTTCTGGAAGTCGCCCACGATCAGCAGCGGGTCGGTGCTCGTGCCGGCCACGAAGTCGGCCATGTAGTCGTTCATCGGGTACTCACGCCCGAACAGCCGCGGGATCGCCTCCTGCGTGATGTCCACGGTGAAGTTCGGGTCGGTCGTACCGAGCTGACGGATGGTGTTCTGCACGCTCGTCGACGACAGCCACGCCGACGTCATCCGCCGGCGGTACTTCTGCGGCAGCGCGTTCCACAGGCCGTAGATGTCCGAGCCCTGCAGCACGGACGCGGACGCCAGCTCGATGTTCGCCGGGTTGGTCACCGCGTCCAGCGCGGTCACCAGACCGGTCGGCTCGTCGTTGCCGGAGCCGAGGGTGAGCTTGTCGGCGAGGAGCTCGTCGTAACCGGCCGCGAGCAGCATGCTCATCTGCTCGGCGAACCCGGGCCAGTCCATCCCGATCTCGATGCTGAACGGGATGAAGCCGTCCGCGCGGTGCGTGGGCACCTCGGGCTGCGCCACGGTCGGGCTGTTGTCGGTCGACGCGGACGCCTCCGCCTGGAACTGCCAGCTGACGCCGGCGGTGGACAGGCCCTTCCAGGTGTCGTTGGTGATGGTCTCCACCCGCGCGAGCCTGAGGATGTCGTTCTCGCTGCCCTGCTGGGTGAGGATGATCGTCGGGTCGATCAGGACCGGCACGGCGAACCCGCCGCCGCCCGGGCTTCCGACGCTCATCGCGCGCTTGATGAGGCCGACCTGCTCGATCGCGCGGGACTCCTCCGGCGTGAACACCGGTGCCGTCGACGCGGCGATCTTCTGGAACGCGGACCGGTAGTGCGGGTTCTCCGTGGCCAGCAGCAGCCGGCCGACGAGCTCGCCGTTGGTGTCGCCGGTCTGCGTGCGCAGCAGCTTCTGCACCCGCTCCTTCTGGCGCGGCTCGAGGTGGCGGCCGCCCTCGCTGGAGTCGACCACCGCCATCGACCGGTCGTACACGGCCCGCTCGCTGAGGGTCCGCGGGTCCTCGGCGAACGGGTCCGCCTTCGGCGAGAAGCGGGTGGAGCTCCACCGCTCGCGGGACTCGCGCAGCCGCTCGGACCGCAGCAGCGCCTTGTGCTCGCCCTCGCGGAACTTCAGCTCTGCCTCGAGCTCGTCCCACGTCGACTGGGCGTCGTCGTCCAGGGCCTCGCCCCGGGCCTCCTGGTCCAGGACGAGCATCTCCTCCTGGATCTGTCCGATGCGGGACTCAGCGGCTTCGAGGTCCGCCGACCGCTCGTAGTCCTTCGGGTTGTCTTCGCTCTTCGGGGGCATCCCGGTTCACCTCTTCACACCAAGCAGGGAAAGGCGACGGCTGCGTGCCGCCGCTGACAGTCCGCGTGCGTGGCGAGCCGGCTCGGTGCCGGGTACCGGGGCCTGCGGGTCGGGCATGGGCGGAGCGGCGGGCCCGTCCTCGCGGGACGGGGTGCCGAGTCCGTGGATTGCCCGGAAGGCTGCGAAAGATCGTACGAGCTCCTGATACTGCTCGCTATCGCGTTCGGCGAGTTCGTCCATGAGCCAGTCGACGCCCGACCTCAGGCCGGCCGTCGCGTCAGGGTTCGCCGGCCACGTCACCGGGCCGGCCTCGAACAGCTTGATCTCCGTGATGGTCCGCTCGGGCAGACCCTCGGGGTTGTCGTCGGACGCCCCGGGCTCACGGTTCCAGGACTCCCCGATCACCTCGAACATGAACGAGCTGCCGTAGGCGCCGGCCTCCAGGCCGGGGATGAGGTCCCGGTTGTAGGAGGTGTCCAGCAGCGGCACCTCCATGTACGGCGACGTCTCCCGCTCCTCCAGGATGTTGGCCACGCCGAGGACCTTCTGATGGATCTGCATGTCCCGGCCGTGATTGAACAGGACCTTCACCCCGGCCGGTCCCAGGCTCTTGATGGTCCGCTTGAACGCGCCGCGCTTGGTGCGCTCGAGGAACCGGCCCTCCCACCAGGAGTCGATCTCGTACCAGGTGTCGAACCGGCTGAACTCCACCGTCATCACGGGCATCTCGCCGGCGTCCGTGGTGCCGGCGTCGCCCTCGGCGCGGGCCTGGGGGCGTGGGGTGAGGGCGGGCGCCATAGCGCCGCCACGGATCAGGTGCAGACCGCGCAGTGCGGGCATGGCTACTCCTCGGGCTGGGGGTCCTGGGCGGCCGGGTCGTCGACCGGGACGGCGGCGGGCGGTGACGTCGGGGTGTCGCCCCATGTGACGGGTGCGAGCTCTTCCTTGCCGCGGACCTCGTTGACGGTCTTCCACTGCGCGGACAGCGCGGAGGCGTGCGCGAGGTAGCGCTGCATGGTGTTCGTCTCCAGCAGCGCGTCACGGTTGTAGCGGGCGTACTGCGGCCGCGGCAGGAACTGGAACCAGATGCGTTCCATCCGGCGGATCCACCGGCCGATGCTGTACTTCAGCAGCGTCAGCTCACGGTCCTGGATGTTCGCGTAGGTCATCGTGCCGCCGGTCTCGTAGCCGAGGATCTCGGCGATGCCGGGCCCGAAGATGCGGGCACACTCGGCCTGGCTGAATCCCTGGGTGGCGAGGAACTGGGACTCCTCGGCGGTCAGCTGGATGGGTTTGTAGTCCCAGCCCTTGCCCATGACCAGCGGCTCGCGGCGGCCGCGCAGCGTGGCGAGGAACCTGTCTTTCACACCACGGGCCTGGCCCTCGTCGATGGTGGCCTCGCTGTTGGTCAGCAGCGCCGTGGGGTGGGCGCCGTCCTGGAACCACTGCAGGCCGAACTTGCTGGCGGTCAGGGACAGGCCGATCGTCGAGGCCTGCAGCTGGATCGGAGACAGCCCCTGCACATAGCCGGGCACCGGGTTGACCCGGCGGTGGAACATTTCCTGCAGCGGGACGGGCCGCCCGTTGTGCAGCCAGCTCACCGTGCCGTCCTCGTTCAGCGATCCGCTCACCAGGTCCGGGTGGAACAGGTCGACCTGCTGCAGGAACCCGCCCGTGCTCGAGCGCGACAGGATGTCGCCGTACACGTTGCCGCGCAGCAGCCAGGAGTACACGGCGCGGTACGCCCAGTCTTCCTTGCCCTGCCCGTCGCCGTCGGGGTCCTCCATGTAGCCGGGCGTCCGCAGCTTCACCGGCTGGTCGCCGGTCTCGCGGTAGACGTCCAGGGGGAGCTCGGACACCACGGAGGCGATCAGGTCGACCGCCGAGAACACGGCGACCGACTGCAGCGCGGACTCCGCCGACGACAGGTCGACGTCCGCATACGACTGGGTCTTCAGCGAGGCGATGACCTGCTCGAGGCCGGTCTCAGGCCACCGTGACCGCTCCTGCCCGCCGGGCTTCTTCTCACGGCTCCACCACAGGCTCACGGCATCCTCCGATCCGCCAGCAGCAGGAAGGCGCCCAGCGCCATGTAGCCGAGCGGCGCCCACGCCAGCCACAGCCCGTATGAGACGACCAGGGGCCCGGCCGCGCCGGGCAGGTTGCGCAGCCCGAACCCGGCCCCCGCGGCCGCCGTGCCGGCCGCCTTCAGCCACCGCTCGCGCAGCTTCGTGCGCGCGGCCTGCAGCCGCGCGCGCCGTGCCTTGCTCAATGCCCTGCTCCTCACCACACGTTGGCCACGGGGTCGTAGTCGTCCTGCACCAGCGGCCCCCGCGAGAGCAGCGCCCACCGGGCGAGGGTCACCGTCACGAACGGCGAGACGTCCGTCAGCGACGCCGTACGGTCCAGCACCCACGCGTCGCCGACGCGCCTCGAGCGGGCACCGCTCACGGCGGCCGTCAGGTCGCTCTGGTCGCGATGCCGAGCGCTGCCCTGCGTCATCGCGTCGGCCATCTGCCCGCAGGCCTCGACGAAGTCGTTGGTCCGCACGATCGCCAGGTGCCCGCGGTGCGGCTTGTCTTTGTCCTCGGGCACCTTGACGCCGGCCTCGACCATGTCGTCGATGAGCGACCCGGCCGGCGTCCCGGTCGAGCCGATGGCCACAGCCACCGGCTCCCAGAGCCTGTTGAGCCGGACCACCGCGGGCACCACCCAATCGGTGCCCGGACGCCGGTCGATCAGCTCGAGGTGCATGCGCCCGTCCTCGCGCAGCGACGCCACGCCGATGGACGAGTACGCGCGGTCCTGGGCGACGTCGACGGCGAGCGCCAGCTGCGGCCGGCGCGGCATCGACGCGGCGTCGACCAGCCCGGGCCACACCCGGGCCGGCACGTTCGCGTCCGGCGGGGGAACCTTCTTGCGTGTCCGGTTGAGGTACGCCCGGTCGAACTCCGCGGGGTCCATGGTGTCGTGCTCGTGCTGAATGGTCGCCTGGTCGACCGTGTAGCCGAGCGCCGGAAGGGTCGCGTACCAGGTCGCAGGGTCCGACCGGTCGAGGTCGTCCGGGGCGAACCATTCGAAGTACGCGGTGTGCGGGAACGCGCCCGTACGCCACAGCTCCTCGATGAGCTCGCGGCCCTGCTTGCGCTTCTTGTTCAGCGGCACGCTCTTCTCGGTGCCGCCGGCGGACGCCCACCACAGCTGAGCCATGGGCCGGGTCAGCATCGCCGGGGAGAAGGCCTGCTCGAGGCGGTCGTCTTCGGCGGCGAACAGCTCATCCATCATGCCCAGGTCGAGCGGCGGCCCGTGCCCTGCCTTCTCCGTGTTGGAGGTGATGCCGATCCTCGACCTGGTCGCGCGGCTGATGATCGCCTCATGCCCGTTGGCTTTGCGGATCACGAACAGCCGGGCCAGCCGGGACGCTTCGATCGTGGCCCAGAACTCGTCTTCCCAGCGTTCCCGGGCCATCGTCCGGTTCTGCGCGGCGTAGACGATCCGCTGCCGCTTGAAGGCCTGGGCTCGATGGACCTTGACCGCGAGGAGGCTGCCGGTCTTGCCTTGCTGCCGAGGGACGGACAGGCCGACGTGCCGGTACCAGAACCGGAGCGTCTCGGGGTGCAGCTCGAGAGATACGTCCCACACGTACCGCTGCCACGGCATCGGCGTGTAGCCCAGGCGCTCCATGACCTTGGCAACCTTGCCGCCCAGCGTCGGGAAGTCTGGTCGGCGTGGTGTGCCCCAGATCGGCGGGCAGGTCAGCCCGTACCGCTCGCGGAGGTCCTCGGCGAACTCAGTCGGGGGACGCCAGATCGTCGAGGTCGTCATCGTCCGGCTCCTCCGGCGAGAGGGAGCGCAGATCGGCGAGGACCTGGCGCAGTTCCTTGGACAGCGCGTGCAGGGAGTTGCCGAGCGATGCGGGCGCGTCGACCTCCGTTGCAAGGCGTACGGCGATGGCGGCCAGCGTCGGCGCCGTGGGGTCGAGGGCCTCCAGGTCGCCGAGGGTTTCCAGGTCCTCGATGACGCGGGCCCTGACGGCACCTGGCTCGGCGGCGGCCTCGAAGGGATCGGACACCGCGGCGTCGTTGCCGGGGAGCAGCTGCGCCGGCGGGACGTCGAGCGCGGCCGCCAGGACGACCAGGTCGTCGACGTCGACGCGGCGGGCGCCGGACTCGATTTTGCCGAGGACCGAGGCGCTCATGGGGCGGCCGGCCTTGCTGACCTGCTCGGCCAGGTGTCGTTGGTCCCAGCCCCGGCGCTGACGGTGCGCGGCGATGGCGGCCGCCACCGACTCGCCGGCCTCGCCAATCTGGATCGCACGAGCCGCCATGATCGCCTCCCCTATACGCCGAAGACCGGTCCGCGATCATGGCGGCACCCCTGGGAGGCCGCGGGGAGAAAAATGAAAGC